GGAAGAACAGGTGCACCACTTGAATCTACAGCCGTAAAATTGGGTTCTAAATACCCAGTTGAAAATATAACACCGTCTCGACCTGTTTTATAAAGGGTATCAGGACTCTCAACATTTCTCCCAGTTTCTTGTTCCTTAGGAGCAGTATCATTACCCGCTTGTGAATAAGTCCTTACATCTGGCCATTTAAATGTACCAAAATGTGTCCAACTGTTAGCGAATCGTTTATCAGCAGTTATTCGTCGTGTCGTTCCAAATAAAGCGTGTAGTGTATCAGAATGAGTGGCTCTTGTTTGTGCTGTTGAAGGTGTAGTTGGATATACCCATGCTGGAGATCCTATATCATTTACATAAGTAAAATCATTATTCTCATCTGGAACTTGTGGCCAACCATCAGTAACACTAGAACTACCTTCCTTTGTCCAATCTACCTTTACATAAGTAGCTGCCGGCACGGATACAGGACTTCTCCAAGAAACATAACTCGGAGGATGAGGAATATTTCGTTGGTCTACTGTAGGATCAGCAAACCCTTTCTCATAATCAAAAGATTTAATATCTGAACTACTAGACACCGTTCCTGGTTTAGTTGTGAATTCTTTATAAGGACCTCTATATTCGGCCCATTTTCCCCCAGCAACGCCACTACCTATAGCAGTAGTGACATTCCAACCAGGCAATGTACCCATTATAATCCAATCTTGTAGGGTACTGGGATCCTTTGTAAACCCACACACCCAACTACCTTCTGTTAAGGTAGAATTTTGTCCTACGCCAGCTGCAGGATTTCCGTGAGCAGATTGCATAACTTCTGACCAAGGTAAGTCCTTTGTCAGAATTTTATCTTTATCTTCATCATGTAGACCCAGCCACCTTACTCTAACACGTCCAAGTTGTAAGGGATCAAATCTATCTTCTACTACACCTATGCCGAACTCAAAGCCGTCTTGCCCAAAGAAAGCCATTACTTATTTCTCCGGGTCTATTGTTCTATTTTTTATATTCACCCACCTATTTATCTGGATTTTAGGCAATAAAAAACCCCCTTTCGGGGGTTCAAAACAACTGGATTATTATTTAAAGGGTGGGCCAAGAAACCAAACCACCACAGAATATCTAACACCCTTTGTTACAGGGGTAACTCTATGCACCATACTGGAGGGAAATATAACTATACTACCTTTACTTTTAATGGAAGGATTTATAACGGTGGGTTTACCTTGAGAAAAACTTCGGAATTGGAATTGTCCTCCCTTATAATCATCATTAAGTAATATAGTCATACTCAATTTTCTCACATTTCCTAACATCAATTCATTATCACCAACTTCTTCTTTGGTATACATCGATAATCTATCACTGATACCATCATTATGCCAATTATAAAATTGTCCTTTTTTATACTCTGTTATTTGGGGAGTTTCACAATTATTCATATCAAAACCCCAACCAGCCTCTTGATTGGCATGCCGCATAAATGGAAAAACTAAATCATACAAATCTTGGTTATCCGCAAAGGCTATATTACTATTTCTAAATGGCGATTTACCGTGGATATCTTTTCTTCCAGTTTTTCTTTCTTCGGCTGTCAATTCATCTGAATTAGTACCTGCTTTACCTTCTGTAAATTTTAATTGGTGTCCTAATTCTATAATCTCATCACACTTCTCTGGAGTAATAGCATCTATAAAATAATACCATTCATTTGTTAATTTCATCGGCCTATATCCTTAATTTCTTTAAGGGGTATAACTTGATAGGCACCCTTATTGTATGCGGGTGCTATTGTATGCTGACTTTTATATTGTTTTGCCCTAGGCGCAACACCCACCCTACCATCTTTAGATTTTACTTCTCTCCAGAATTTATCATTTTCAGAATCATGTCCCACAGGATTCTCCTGAGGGGCGACTGCTTTACCGTAAGTTATCATTTGCTTCTAGTAAAGATGGCATAGATAACAGCAACTGATGCTAAACCAATCAGTCCCTGTGCGCCAAGAGTTCCAACGATTGCTGTAATGTTACCAATAACATCTACACCAGTAAAAGGAACTGCCTTACCAAAAATGATTTGTGCGACAATAATTAATGCCAATAAAGACACACCGGCTTCTGTCAATTTTTTAATCCATCCTAAAACTTGGTCGAATATTAACATATTATCTCCATTAAACGATTAACAAATACTCTTGAATTCCACTTTTTCTTCTGGTGTTGTCCGAAGATTCTTTTCATCTGCCCAGCTTTCATGTCACTAGTAATCTCAAGTTCTTCACTAGTGTCCCGGATAGTGGCTGCCGGGATAATGTAGAAAGCATCGTATGCCATCCACTTGTGAGATGTAAAGCCACACTTCTTCATATATTTACGTTGCTCAATATGCTTGCGTTTCATTTCGCTCCACATACGAGTCTGCATAAACTTGTCATGTACATGCTTATTGTATCGACCGTTCATACTACTACCGTCTAGGAAGAGGCCGACCATATTGACGCCCGGTGTTTCCTTGATGATGTTCAGCACAGCATACTCTTGACCTTTCAACTTTATCCACTGGTTGTTATAGTGGTATGAACCTTGATTTCTCAATGACCGTCCCAGTTCACCTGTGTTATAAGATTTCTTAGTGACAGGATTCTCAACTATTAGATTCGGTCCGATACCTGCACGACCTCCAGCTTCTAACACTGTTGAAAAGTGTGAGTTACCATCACCGTCAGTCAGCACAAACAGGTTGACGATATCCAAGTTATAGTTATTCTTGAGCATCGGGATAATTTCAGTCAGACAAGATAGCCCCTCGACAAGAGGAGTAGAACCCATACCAAACTTAGAATCAGGATTCCTCATACCTTGGTATGCGTGAGCGAATGTGTAAATCATCTTGCACATTTTATTCAAGTCAGAAGCATTCATCTTGGTGCTAAACAACTGCATCAGATTGAAACAGGTGTGATTGGCGTGCTGAATTTCTCCTATGTTGGAACTGAATCTTTCATTAGCTTCCAGTTCCATCTCTGCAATACTCATTTCGCTAAAACGCTCACTTTTCCAACCATTCGTAAAAGCATAAACTTCAAACGGCACGTTTATCTTTTTACAGAACCATATCAAGGACAACAGTTGATTCACCGTGGCCCCTAAATGGCCAGTCATTGAATTGGACCAATCAAGTAAGAAAACCATACCGTGATTCTTGCCATCGGGCTTGATGATATTCTTTAAAAATACATCCTCGTTATACTTGTATGAAAATAACTTATTCACATCAAGCACGCCCGTCTTAGAAATATGTTCCTTGCGATATTCAGCAGCTGCCTTTTTACGTTCAAATTCTTTGACCATATAGTTGACGATTTTCGCTGTTTTCGTTCGGAAGGTTTTATATCGACTTTCGATAGTGTCAAAAGTAACATAATCGCCTTCCATCGAAGCGTAAAAGTGTTTTTCAATTCCATTGGGGTCAGAATCAAGAATGGCGTATCTTTTGCTGTAATCAATATCTATAGCAAGTTGGTCGATAACCTTTTTGTAAGGAATCACAACCGTGTTCAAATTCGCTTTCGGCAAACGACCATACAACGGTTCGCTATAATTTCGACTATCCCGTAATTCATTTTTCTCACCTTCTGTCATTTTCTCAGCGTTTTCATCAAACTTTTCCTGAGTTTCTGACTTCATATTTTGAGAATCGAGCTCATCCGAAAGTTCCTTATTAGACATTTTGCTAACATCAGCTTCTAACTCGTTGGATTCGCCAAATTGATCAAATTCTTGAACGTCGCCTTCCTCGCCTTCCTCATCTCGCATTTCCTGAGCCGTAAATTCCATAATTGCTCGGGTTGCGGCTAAAACTTCTTTCCAAGAATTACAATCAGCCACCATTTCGACTAATTCTTGTTCTTCGGCATTAAATTTCACTTTTGCCGATAGGCCCAACTTGAAATACAAATTCATGCGGTCAATAAACTGCATATCGAGAATTTGTATTTCATCATCATAAAAGAATTTATTACCAGCAAGAATATTATAGCCTTCGATGAAATTACGAACAATACCCGGATAACGCACCTTGATTTTTTTCTCAATACGGGCATCCTCAACTATATTGAGAATGTCTTTATTATAATCATTAGTCAAGGCCGTCATCCAGTCAAGTGGCTTAGTCCACAAGGCATGACCGACTTCATGGCCAGTCATCATATCATGGACATTATCATTCTTGACCAAATACACGGGTAAAGTGAGTACACGGCTTTTGGTATCAAAGGATGCCGTTTTGGCCGTCACAGAATGACGAACCGTTACATCCTCAGTAGCCAATAACTTGGCAATACGGTCACTTTTTACAGAATCGCTCATACATCAAATTCCTCTTCGTCTGTTTCGACATTTTCTTCAATTTCGACGCCAGCATCAATCTTGGTGAATAAATCAAGAAACGATTCCTTGGTCTCATCATCAAAACGATTAACCGTCAACTGAATGGCCTTCATTTTGTCTTCAAAGATATTATAGGCATTTACAATGTGTACCAAACGACGGGTTGAGATAATTTCATCACAGCCGCCTTCGGAAAACGTCTTACGAATAACATCGGCCCAACGAACTAGATTGACAACCAACTCTGGCTCTGTTTTATCAGATTTTGCAAACTCGTTGGTGAGAATCTTCTCTTCCATCTTGGTGCCTGGATAAGACTGCTCAAGGGTAATAGGAAAACGCTCTAGAAAGGCCTCATTTAATACGTTAGTACCAATAAAGCGTCCATCATCAGATCCTTGACCTTTTGTATTAGCAGTAGCAATAACAGTGAAACCCGGAACAGGATGAACCCATTTGCCAATCTTTTTAATATATATCGATGAGCCTTCAAGAATGGGCTGTAAGCACATAATCTTATTAGAGGCTAAATCAATCTCATCCAACAATAACACGGCACCACGCTTCATGGCAGTAATCACAGGACCATCATGCCAGACTGTCTCACCATTAAGCAAACGAAAACCACCGATTAGGTCGTCCTCATCAGTCTCAATTGTGACATTGGCTCTGACATATTCACGCTTTAGTCGGGCACAAGTCTCCTGAACCATGAGTGTTTTACCGTTACCAGACAACCCAGTAATAAACATCGGGTAAAAGGTACCAGACTTCAAAACGTCACGGACAGTACTAAAATTACCAAAAGGAACATAACCAGAGTATTTGGCTGGGACATAAGAATCCTGCTCATCTTGGACCTCAACATTAGTGGCCAAAGAAACAGTAGCCAAAGAACTGGCCTCAGGGGTAATCATCTCACTAACCGAAACCTCTTTTGAACCATCATCATAAGAGCCATTATCTTGCGGCAAAACATACAACCCACGATCCAATCGCAAATCATCATTATTCACCAACCAAGTAGGCCAAGAATGTACCCTAGGCTCTACATCCACAATGGCCTGCAATTCCTTACGGGTCACTACAGAGGCCTCTTCACCATATGCGGCACGAACGGCACTTACTAGGGCAACCCGTTTGGCAGACATTTTAATCACTTTTTTCATCAATATTTCTCAATTTCAGTACATCCATTATACACGGTTCCACAAGGTATGTCAAATGTTTTTCAAAACCCTTATAAATCAATCACTTACAACACCAAAATACCAATATTTCAAACTCCCAATACCCCAAAAAACCTATGTAAACCATTGATTAATAACAAGAAAAAAAACACCATTTATTCTCCAAATCCTTAGGGAGTGGAGAGATGCTTGCATTTCCGACGATAAA